TTCTTGCCAATGCAGCCACTAACACGGCTGGTGCGTATCTGCAAGGTATTACCATTACCTCTATCGGTATTGGTAATGCAACCTTGATGAACGCTGGCACATCGTCTGCTCAGTTTGTTCCAGCTGGTGCTTACATTCTTCCTCAAACCACGAACAACGTGACCATTGAAGTGAATGCTTACACTGCTGCGAATGCAAACGCCTGGACAACGTACATTGCAGCCAATACTGGCGGTACAGTTATTTCTGACGGTTGGAATGTGCGTGCAAACGCAACTACCAGCACTCAGTCTCTGACTCTGTATACGTCTAACGGCGGCAACAACGCTCCCGGTACGTTTAACACATAAGGAGTACAGCATGGCTAGTGCAGATTCAGTCGCGCAAAATACAGCCGCTAACTTTGGCAACTATGCCATAGGTACGGTTACTGGTGTGCCGTTGAATGCTACTGGTAATGCTGTTGTCGCTATCCCGATTCTTAGCGGTGGTCTCACCCTTGGTGGAGCCGCTAATTCTTCGGGTCAAGTAATTGTTCGCCGTATCACGGCACAAAATGCGAGTGCTAACGTAGCACTTGGCAATGTGTCGATTTTGACCACTAACGATGGAAACGCTAGCAATGCTGTCGTTTCCGCCAGTTTGTTGTCAAACTTAACTACGGCAAGCAATTACCAAGATTTGACAATTGCATCTCCTTATAGCACTACGACAACATTGAACGGCTTTACGGTTCAAGCGTTATTTGTGAAAGTAAATACCGCTGTTGCTAATGCAACTGTAGACATCCGTGTCTATGGCGATACTGTGAGTTTTTAATGGAAACTGTAATCGTAACTAACAAGGGCGACACCGCACTCACAGACGGGTACGGTGGCGTGTTCTATGAATTTCTTAGGGGTAAACCCGTAGAAGTTCCTATTCATGTTGCACAACATGTATTTGGTTACGGTGCAGAAAACAAAGAACCGTATCTGGCCCGTCTGGGTTGGATACGTTCTCATTCAGATTTAGATTCTGGGATTGAGAAGTTGAGTAAGTTTGAAATAACTACTCAGCAAGCCCAACAAGACCGCTCCCTACCCTCGGCGGTTAGCGTAGTACCTCTGCGTGTTGAGAAACACGTGGGGGGAAAAGTTAATCAAAGGGCAGCATAAAATGGAAGCCTTATGGCAACACTTTCTTCCTACATCACGGAAGTGCAGCGACTTTTGCATGACGCAAATGCTGTCTTCTGGTCAACCTCTGAGTTGACAGATTACATCAATGATGCACGGGAAAGAGTTGCACGGGACACTGGTTGCTTACGAACTTTACAAATTAGTTCTACCCCTATCTCCAACACAGGAGTAGCGGCATCAATTTGGGCGGCAAACACTGCTGTCACTACTGGTCAGTTCATTTTCTCCAATATTTTTATCTACCAGGTAATTACTGGTGGAACTTTAGGAAGTGACCCGCCTCCGTACCCGGCATCTGGCAGCACGTTTCCCCCGTCTACTTCGTTTACCGACGGTACAGCAACGCTACAGTATTCTGGCCCTGCTGAACTTATCCCGTTTGCCACATTAAGCACCGGCACAACGCTCGACATTCTCAACGTCAATCTGTACTGGGGTAACAGCCGCATTCCGCTGCGTTATTTGCCTTGGACAAACTTTAACGCCCAGCTGCGTTACTGGCAGAACTACGTTGGCAGACCTATTTGTTTCTCTGTCTATGGTCAGCAGCAGATTTACATTGCTCCTGTGCCTGACCAGGCTTACGTCATTGAGATTGACAGCACTATTTTGCCAAACCCATTGAATTTGTCTACTCCCAATACTGTTGACCCCATCCAAGACCCGTACACAACCCCTGTAGCCTTCTACGCAGCTTACAAAGCCAAGTACAAAGAACAAAGCTACGGTGAAGCTGAGATTTACAAGCAAGAATATGCCAAGCATGTACAAGCTGTTCTTAACAGCGTCTATACACGCCGTATTCCAGACCCTTACTCTTCAGCTTATTAATCATGGCAGCGGCAGAACAAAAAAAGTCCTATGCTGTTGTTAAGAACTTCACTAGCCTTAACACCAAGGCTAACAGGACGGCAATCAAGGAAGACGAATTTGCATGGATTGAGAACGCCATGCCGATTGGTCACGCCAATATTAAGATTATCCCGGCCCCATCAAATGTTACTACGTCTAGTAGCAGCACGATAGTTTTTGCTAATACTGTCAGCTACCTTACGTCTGCAAACATAGATGTTAATGATTACATTCTTGCGTTTCAGTCTAACGGTGCAGCCCAATACGTCAAGCTAGACAGCAGCGGCACTGGTAATGTTGGCAATGTAGCCAACGCAAGTACGTTCTCTGCTTCTGGCGTATCTGCCGCCCAATACAAGAACCAGCGCGTCATCATTGGTGACCCTAGCAATGGTTTGTTTACTTGGGATGGGGCAAACCTATCTAGTATTGGCTCTGTGGGCCTTATAGGTATAAGGAATGCCGGTAATGGCTACGTCACTACCCCGTCTGTTACTCTGTCTGCCCCGCAAGAACTTACAGGAAACGTACAGGCAACTGCTACAGCTACTATTGGCAATGTTGGTGGAGCAAATGTTATCACTAGCATTACTCTGACAAACGCTGGTCAAGGGTATACCGCCCCACCTACCGTTACTGTTGCTGGCGGCAATGCCACCGTGAACGCTACTGCGGTAGCTTCTCTGATTACTTTCAAGACCGGCACGGTGTCTGTGGTGATGAACACACTAGGCACAGGCTACACCAATTCTTCTAACGTCACGATAACTATTGGTGATGGTACTGGCTGGACAACACGGGCAACAGGCAATGCTATTGTTAGCGGAGGTCAGATTACCCAGGTCATCATGTCCAACCCCGGGGCTGGTTACACATCCAGTTCCAACGTTACGGTTGTACTTGCAGACAGCAGTTCACCGGCTGGTTCTGGTGCTACTGCTACAGGCGTAATCAACACAGAACAAATAGTTGACGTTGCTACTTTTTCTGGCAGAACATGGGTAGCGGCTGGACGCACTGTTTATTACTCTGCTGCTGGTAGCTACAGTGACTTTACGTCTGTATCTGCCGGTTCTATCACGCTGACAGATTCTACGCTGCACGGAAAAATACAAGGTTTGTTATCTGCCAATAACTTTTTGTACATTTTTGGCGATGACAGCATCAACGTGTTCTCAGATTTGCGGGTGTCTACGTCTGGCGTAACCCTGTTTACCAATACTAACGTCAGCGCCAGCGTAGGTACAAAACGTATCTACTCTATCTTTCCGTACTTTCGTTCTGTTCTGTTTATGAACGATTACGGTGTGTACGCTCTTGTTGGTTCCACCACCAGCAAGATTTCTGACCAGCTAGACGGCATATTCCCGTATATTGACTTCACCAAGCCGGTATCTGGCGGTCAAGTACTGCTCAATAACATTTTGTGCGCGGCGTTTTCGTTTACCTACAATGACCCGCTGTCTTCTTCTAGGCAAATACAGTGCGTTTTCTTTGAGAAAAAGTGGTTTGTCACTAGCCAAGGAAGTCTGACCTACATTACGTCAGTCCCTCTTTCGGGCTTGATAAATTTGTACGGCACTACCGGCACAGATTTGTCCCGCTTGTACGGCAACGCAACAGCCAACATTGCCAGCACTATCCGCACGGCCTTGATGCCTATGGGTGACCCCATACGAACAAAACAAGCCCTAAAATTTGGCATTGAAGCAACCATCACAAACAGTGCTACGTTTAATGTAACGGTAGACAGTGAGTACGGTAGCAGTCCAGCTTATACGTTGACAAACGGAACGGTAAATTGGGTTAATAACGTAACAAACGTAGTGACCTGGACAAATAGTTTTGGCACAACTATTGGATGGTTGTCTGCCGGTGGTTACTACTTGTACAAGTCAGATGCACAACAGTACGGTAAGTATTTAGGCTTAACAATGACCAGCAACAATGCTGCATTTGTTGTCAACACGTTTGAATTTGAACATGAATTAAGAGTGAGGTTCTAAGATGTCAGTACCATATACTTTTGCAAGTGCTACAACTAGCATTCCCCTATCTCAGCTTGATACCAACTTTAATACGCCAATAACTATTGGCAACACTGCTGTTTTGTTAGGAGGAACCATCACAACTGCGTACAACATGACGTTTGCTAACGTCATCATTACCAGTGTTGGTTCTACGTTTCCTAACAATTACCTTGCCAACTCTAATGTAGTGATAGGTACAACTACTATCCCGCTTGGAAACACCGCCAGTTCCCTTTCAAACGTATCGCTGGCTAACGTCACAATTAACTCTGTAACAACGCCTATAACACCCTCCCAAGGCGGTACAGGCCTTACGTCATTGACTACCAACAATGTAGTGCTTGGCAATGGCACTAACAATGTTCAGTTAGTGGCTCCCGGTACTAGCGGTAATGTGTTGGTATCTAACGGTACAACATGGACTTCTAATGTTGTTACCACTAACGTGTCATCTGTTACAGGAACATTGTCTGTTGCTAATGGTGGAACTGGACAAACAACGTACACCAACGGTCAATTGTTAATAGGGAACTCCACAGGTAACACGCTTACAAAAGCAACGTTGACTGCTGGAACTAACATAACCATCACTAACGGTGCTGGTTCTATTACTATCAATTCTTCTGCTGGTGGTGCATCAACTCCTATTGCTACAGACATTTCTGGTACTGATTACACATTGACATTGCCATCAGCAATATCTGCGTCTGTTACACAATTTCCGAATATGACTCCGATTGCACTTGATGCAACTAAAGAATTAATGCTGATTTATGGCGCAAGTTCTTTGCAAGCGGTTGTATGGGATAGCAGTAGTAGCACATTTGGAACTACAGTTCTTGTAAGAAGTGGCACGTTTACTAACATGGTTAGTGTTGCTGCCGTTTTGCTTTCCTCAACTTCAGTTTTAGTTTCATCATTACCACAAGGAACTGCCCTTGAAACAGTTGTTTTATCTATTAGCGGAAGCAGCATTACTGTAAATACAGCGGTTGCCACCACGTTAGGTGCAACTAGCAATTTAATTCTAGCAAACACAAGATTTGTTACTTGCGGTACATCTTACATATTAAATTATTATGATTTTACAACAAGCCAGCCAAGATTTAGGGCAATTACTGTAAGTGGTACAACACCAACATTGGGTTCTGAACTTGTTTATGCTGGTGGAACTGCTTATCACACTACATACGCTCTTTCTAGTTCTGTATTTTTGTCTTTGAGTGTTAGCAACACATTTGTTTATGCGTATCCTGTTTCTGTTAGCGGAACTACGCTTACGGGTGGAACTGCTGCTTCAACTGCTGCCACTAGTAATACTGCCCTTGTTTCTGGATTGCTTAGTACAAATAATGTAGCAATTTCTTATTTTTCAACATCGACAACCAATTGTAGTTGTGCTGTTGTTTCAGTAGCGGCAAATGTTGCATCTATTTCTGTTGCAGCAACAACTTTAACAGCAAATAGTGCTGCACCCGGTTTGGGAATGCAAATATTTAGTAATCAAGCATTTATTCTTGCAGGGCGTGGTGCAACTTCTCAACTTAGTGTTCTTACTGATACAGCGGGAGTTGCTACTGTTGGT